GCTGAAATAGCGCCCGATTTTGTTTCAATCGCAATTTATTTTTAGCCGCGTTTGCGTAGGTAAAATGAAGAAAAGCGTTAGTGAGTGGTAACTTTTTTGTTGACCTTTTAAAAGCACCCGCTAGTTTCAGCCCCATGACAAACACCACCACACAAACAAACGCAGGCGCGGCGACGACAGCGCAACCACGCAGCAAATGCTCCTACGTTGTCCAATTCCGCCCCGCATATCGCAGTCATTTTTCATGGCTTTCCAATGCGGAAAATGCCGCCGATGCCGTCGCAAAGTGCGATTATTTCCGCGCCATCGCAAAGAGCCGGGGCGATGCTACTGAGTTTCGCGCCAAAGCAGTCGCATCCCGCTAACCCACAAACCACACACCATGAAAACCCTACTCTGCATCCTCATCATCACATCATCTGCCGCCAACTGGTATTTTGGCTACACCGTCGGCCTATCTTGCGGGCAATCCGCGAACGCTACGCCGTCGCCAGCGCGTCCAGTCCAGAAACCAAAGACTAAGCCCGCGAAACCCGATTGGCGGGAACTTGACGGCGATAGCCTCCTGCCAGTGCGCGATGAATACGCCGACAAAAGCCGCGAGCAGCTTGAATCGCTCCTGCTTTTTGGTAATGAGGCCGTGAAGTTGAACCTCTCGCGCCGTAGGTAAAATCAGATTCTTTCACTTTTTCCTTGCAACCTTTTAGTAACTAGCTACAACTTCAAACAGTCAATCAAATCACGAATGAAACCCGACAACATAAAATGCTCAAAATGCTTAGGCTCCGGCCTAGTGCCAAACCCTGCCACGATTGGCAAGCGGCTAAAGAAACTCCGCAAAGACGCTGGCCTTTCGCTGACCGCCGTAAAGACCGCCCTTCGCGTCTCCCACGGCTACGTTTCGCTGATGGAATCCGGCAAGGCAACAATCACCACGGCGAGGGTGCGCCAGTATCGTGACGCGGTCGCAAAGCTATCAAAATCCAAATGAAAACCATCGAAGAACTACACGAAGAAGCCGCCGACAACCTAGCCTCATGGCGTGCCTCGCAATTCCACCGCTCTGCGCTTTGCTTTGTCATCGCGCTGATTATCGCGGCACTCGCTTTTGCCAGCTTGATTTAATAATATGAGCGCGTGGAAACAATACGCCGTTACAGCAAAGCCAAACGGTATGGCTTCGGGACGGATAATTACACCGGCTTCTTTGCGAGTTCGATTCTCGCCGCGCTCCTTGCTTTAACGAATGAACTAACAAAACACCAAACCAAACCAATGAAAGACCAACACCAATTAGCAGCCGATGAAGTATGGAGTGCCTTCCCTCCCGATCTGGCGAGCAAGATGAACTATGACGACTTTGTGCTAGGCTTTAAGTTAGGCCGCGTGAGCATGAAAGCGTGCTTTTACAATGCGGAACTACTTCGCCCCGATGATGAGCCGAAACCTTTCACCCCTCCAACTGAATAATTTATGGAAAACACCAAAATCAGCGCGGCACTTGTCGCCGCACAAAAAGCCTTTGGCCCCGCGCTAAAGACATCAATAAACCCGCACTACAAAAGCAAATACTGCTCTTTGGATGCCTGCATCGAAGCCGTCATTGACGGACTGCACGCGAACGGCATCGCCCTTATTCAGCGCCCGCAACCGTGCGAATCTGGCGTGATGATTGAAACGCTATTCGTCCACGAAAGCGGAGAATCCCTTAGCGGCGGCACGCTTCACGTTCCGGCGCAAAAGAATGACCCGCAAGGCTACGGCTCTGCGCTCACCTACGCTCGCCGCTACTCGCTTTGCGCGGCTTGCGGCATCGCGCCAGAGGACGACGATGGAAACGCCGCAAGCAAGCCCGCGAAAGCCAAGGCAACGCCCGCGCCCGCCGCTGACGTATTCACCCTTACGGAATCGGTAACTATAACCAGCGTAACCGAACGCGAAGGCGAGACCAACGGCAAAAAGTGGAAAGCCTATTTTATCGAGGCTGGCGGCAAAAAGTGCGGCACGTTCAGCGGCACTCTAGCAAGCCAAGCAACCGACGCGAAAGATAACGGCGACAAGGTGAACATCACCACGAAGCCGGGACGCACGCCCGACTCCCTAGAACTAGTTTCAATCACACCATCAACCAAATAAAACCATGCCAAGACCTATCACACTGAAAATTGACGTAAGCAAAATTGACAAGTCGCATCTATACAAAGGCGCGAAAGGGACATATCTCGACGTTGCAATCTGGCCGAACAAAGAAGGCGTAGGCCAATACGGAGATACGCACTACGCCGTGCAACAAGTGAGCAAAGACAAGCGCGAGGCGGGAGTGCGCGGGCCGATAATCGGCAACGCAACCGTGCCATTTGAGGGGATGCCGCAAGCAGAGCCGCCAGCAAAGGCAACAAAGCCGACAGACCCGGACTTGGACGCCGCGCCAGATGATGATCAAATCCCATTTTAATCTACTACCATGCAACTTGTAACAATTCTCGACATTGAGACAATCGCTCAGCCGGAATCGGAAATTCGCTCCAAGCTCCAGCCATTTGACGCTAATAAGGTCGCGCTAGGCGTATTAAAAGACCCTGACAAAATCATGGCAAAAATCATGGAAGCCGAGGCGAATCACGGCAACGCCGAAGTTGAACGCGCCGCACTTAGCGCGGAAACTGGCATTGTCGCAATTAGCGGAATGATGAACGATTCAATTCACCAATTCGCAGACAGCGAGGAAGATGTAATTGCAAAGACCTTTGATAAGATGATGCAAGTATTCAGCGGAGGCGGAATCATATCGGGATGGAACGTGAAAGGTTTTGACCTTCCGTTTCTTGTGAAGCGCGCATGGCTTATTGGCGTTAAAGTTCCGGCGCGAATTTTCAATCCGTTAAAGCCGCGCTATCCTTGGAGCGATTCAATCATTGACTTAATGGAAGTATGGAAGGCGGGACAATACACCGAAAAACATACTTCACTCAATGCGGCATTGCGTCACTTAGGCTTGCCGGAAAAAACAGGATTAGGCGCGGACTTTGGAAAGCTATGGGCGAGCGATAAGGGCGCGGCCCTTGCATACAATGCCGACGACCTTGATCGGGAATTGAAGGTCGCCATGCGCCTGCTATCTCACTGAACCATAAACCACTTTCCCGCCGTGCCTATGCTGGCCGATTTGCCCCATTGGAAATTTCCGATGGAAAGCAACGAAGCGAGTGAGAGCAGTCAAGAGCCTAGAATTAGGAATGACCGGTCGCAACCGGACTCACTTGGCGGCGGGAATCTTTCAAATAAAACACCATGAGCATCCTAAAACCAGCCAAGCCGCGCCAAGAGAGAACCACAGGAAGCGCAGCGTCTCACCGCACGGCGGGACGCAAGCGCAAAGATACTGACAACTATTTCCTAGATGCAATCTTTGGAAACCACGGCACAAGAATAGAAAGATGGGAACGCAAAATTAAAGTCAAACACTAACCAAAAACACCATGCTTATTACTAAAAAAACACACAGACAAATCACTGAGTCGCTGAGCAAATCCATCATAGAAAAGGACGAGCATATTGCACGCCTTAAACAAGACATACGGGAAGCACGCGACCTAAAGCTAGTGCTAGAAAAATTAGCAGCTTCCGGCGCGTCAACTTCAAATTGCTTCACGTTTGGAGCTTTCGGGGCTGAGATTGTATTTCCTGATACAGTAGCGCAATACGTGCCTGATGTTTTAGGCGGAAATGTCATTAAGCAGGAGGCGACAAGGGCAATCGTCATAAGCGGAGCGGGTAACGTAGAAATCGGATTTACGCGCACCGCGCCAGATGAGGGGTATAGCTACAAACTCATTCGCAAGCCATGAAACGCAACGGAACTGAATACATCGAAAGCGGACTAGGCGGGCATCCGCGCTTTGACCGCAAGTGCGGGACGGTTGCGGTGAACATCGCACTAGACAAATTCCTAGAAAAGCGCGGAATGGCGAAAGTAGATTTTAGCACGATTCAACAACCGACGAACAAGAAAACCAAATGAACACTACACCAATAGATGACGGCGGGGCGGCGTTTCCGCATCCTGAGTTTGTCCAAGACATCATCGGAGAAGACGGGCACGTAAAGGCGCACCGTGTCTATCACGCCATGCCCGGCATGAGCCTGCGCGACTACTTCGCGGCGGCGTTGATGCCTTCAATTATGCTAAGGCGGTTTCAAATTATTGATGAAAACGAGGAAGAAAGAGGCATAGGAATTGAAACCAAAGAATTAGCCGAAGCTGCATACATAGCAGCCGATGCTATGCTCAAAGCGCGAAAGGAGAGGCCATGAACCATCCCGAACTAGACTTTGCGCGATACCCTAACGCGCCCGGCTACAAGCGCGGCGGCACATCCAAGGCGGCGGCTGATTCAATGCGCGAGAAAGCGCCTACGTTGCGGCAAAAAGTGCTAGACGTTCTCTTTCATCAAGACCTGACTGCTGATGAGTGCGCTGCGGAAGTTGGCAAGTCGCTTTTGTCAATCCGCCCTCGACTGACTGAATTGCTGGCGCTTGGCAAGATTGCCGACACGGGCACGACGCGGACGAATGATAGCGGCAAGCAAGCAACTGTTTGGAGGGCGGCATGAGCACGCCAATCACGCCCGAAATCCGCCGAGCGATGGAACGAAAGCCCGTGCATCGGGAGGCTGATGCTTCGATGACTTTTGGCAAGTTTGTCAATCTCGTAAGAGACTTGCGAGTTGCGTACGATACAGGAAAACAAACATCCATCACCATCACGGGACAAATCCGAGGCGGAAAGAATAGCGTCCAGACAACCAAAACGGGGCGCAGGTATCCGAACAAAGTATGGGCAAAGTGGCGAGACGCCGCTGTGCGTGAAGTTGCCGCGCAGATTCCTAAAGACTGGCGGGCGATTATCGAGCCGACGAACATCCGCATGGAGTATTGGGCTGGCGACAAACGCCGCCGCGATATGCCCGCGATAATTGATGCCGCCTTTCATGTTCTCGAAAAGGCCGGATTTACCGAAGATGACACTTTTCTTTGGGTAAAGGAGTCAACGCGCTCTTACGACAAGCAAAACCCAAGGCTGACAATTACAATTATCTCTTAACAAAACGCGCTGTGCATACGCACCTTTAGAGTGTCCGCTTTAAGGATTTCGCAACTTTTGAAAAGAGTCTTGCGGAGGAATGATGGTGGTAAAGTTCACTTTAAAGAAGAGACGGTGATTGCCGTTTCTTGCGCGACCTTTTTACAAACCAATGAAAACCAAAACACCAAGACGCGAGAGTTACGCCAAGATGATGCTTGGCCTTGCAATGACACGCCTTGCGCGCCTTAACGCTGGCACGGCGCAACTTCACGAAATCACGATTGCCGCGCAGGAAGTCGAGCGGTGGAAACAAACATTAGCGGACGAATCTTTGCCGCTTGTCCGCAAATGAAAAAGATGCACGCAGCGCTGGAAAAACTTCGCTCTGCTTTTGCCGAGTTTGAAGCTGCTATTGCCGAGACGGAATTGCCTTTGCAAATCGAGAAGAACGTGCCGACTACCCGCACGGCGCAACGAATCGCCACGCTGTTTAATCGCAGGCTGACTACGCCGTGGAGCGTTCCGGAAATTAAGGCGTTCAAAGCGTGCGGAATGATAGCCGACGCGGAGCTAGAGATTGTCGAGAGATACTACGCCAGCGAAAGGGCGAAGGGCGACAACGGCTTTCACCGCCGAGCATTGGAAACATTTCTGAACAACTGGCGCGGAGAACTAGATAAGGCGCGAGAGTTTGCAAAAGTAGCGCCGAAAGGATGGGCGCAAGACTCAGCACTGAAAGCCAAAGAATTATGAGCGAACCAAAACACACGGGCGAACTTGGCATAGTCGAAGCCGTAGAAAAGATGCTTGCGACGATTGAGCCGAAGGGCGCGGAGATAATGCGAGGATACGAGTTTAAGACGCGAATCTGCCCGCTGCTCACACGCTATGGATTTGAACTTCGCTATCAAACCGACGGGCTTTGCGACGGCAAAGATGCGCGGTGCATGCATCAAAAGCGGACGCTTGCCAAGCTGACAAACGCACTGACAGGCACGGGCGCAATCGTTGCGCTTGTGGGGCCGAGAGGAACGGGCAAAACCTACATTGCGAGCCAGCTTGTGATTGATCGGCTATGGGCTGAACTTGGCACGGCGAAGTGCTCATGGTTTCACTACACGAAGCTGACAACCGTAGTGGCGAAGCTCAAAGCGTTCTACGGCGACTTTGGCACAACCGATATGGCGAGACTTGAAGCGTATCGGGAGTTTTTAACGCACTCACTTGACCTGCTAATCATAGACGAACTCCATGAAGTAGCCGACGACAGCAGGCACAAAGACCGCATACTGTCTGACATATTGGACGCACGCTACGCCGCGAAAAAGGACACGCTTTTAATCAGCAACCAATCCGCAGGCGAGTTTTCCAAGGCGACAAGCCCGTCGATTATCAGCAGGTTAAACGAACACGGCGGGATCATCCCTTGCGAATGGGAGTCATTTAGAGAAAAACCAGCGATATGACAAAAACATCAGTATCAATGCCCGCCGATTTGCTCGCGTGGACGCAATCCGAGGCGAAGAAACGCGACTCGTCCGCATCGCGCCTGATTTGCGACCTCATCGAACTCGAACGCCGCGCCTCGGTATTTGCCAGACTTGAATCACTCGAAAAGAAAATCAGAGAACTAGAAACCAAATGAGCGCACCACGAATATACCAAGACGCAAACGGCAATCCCTGCCCACTACTTCACTTGATTAAGGAGGAGCCAGAATGGGCGGAGAATCAGATACTTCATCGCGACAAACTCGAAACCGAACTAGCCGCTGTCACCTCCGAACTAGATGCGCTGAAAAAGGACTATGGCGCAGTAAAATCGGCATGGCGCAAGGCTTGCGAGGAACGCGACAATCTCAAAGCAATCACATCCAATCCGCTCTCAGTAAGGGTTAATCTTTTGCGAGGGACTATCGCTAGGCCCGACGATATGCACTTTGAGCACGACGAACACGGGCTAATTGCATCGCTAAAATGGGCGATTGATACTCTCCGTGAAAACTACAAAAAAAGCGATGAGCGATGGATTGCCCGCGAAACTGAATTGATGGCGGAAAATCTCGCGCTGAAAAATAAACCTGAATCCACCAAAGGCAAATGAGCGCGCAATCGAAATACGAATACCACGCCGACCGCGCACTTGACCGCGACCTTGCCGAGACAATCGCCGCCGTTTGCTGCGAAAATTGCGGGCGCGAGCTTGTGAATGACAAGTGCGAGAAGTGCGAAGGCAAATTGACCGCACGACAAAGAAAGTTTGAGAATGTTATTGACCGCTAACGAGATTTTAGAAAGAACACACACCAATGAAAAACACACCGAAAACATACGAGGACTTTTTATATCAGAAAACGCAACTAAGCGGAGAGTTTGGATTCACGCCGACCTTTATGCCCGATTTCCTTTTTCCGTTCCAGCGGGCGCTTTTAGAATGGGCTATAAATAAAGGGCGCTCCGCAATCTTCGCGGACTGCGGCCTTGGCAAAACGCCCATGCAATTAATATGGGCGCAGAACGTGGTCGAGAAAACCAATAAGCCAGTTTTGATATTGACGCCGCTTTCCGTGGGAGCGCAAACAATACGAGAGGCAAACAAGTTTGGAGTTGAGGCGAAGCAATCCCGCGACGGCACGGTTGCCGCAAAAATCACGGTCACAAACTATCAGCAGCTTCACAAATTTGACTGGAAAGACTTTGGCGGAGTTGTCTGCGATGAGTCGAGTATTCTGAAAAACTTTGACGGGGCAATTAAGTCTCAGATTACCGAGTTTATGAAAAAGTTGCCGTATCGCCTGCTTTGCACGGCAACCGCCGCCCCCAACGATTACATCGAGCTTGGCACAAGTAGCGAGGCGCTTGGCGACTTGGGATTTACGGATATGATTTCCCGATTCTTTAAGAAGTCAGAAAAGACCTACACGAAGTCAGACGAATATGCGCACGGACTTTATCGCTTCCGAGGTCACGCGCAACATGACTTTTGGCGATGGGTTTGCTCTTGGGCGAGGGCTGTCCGAAAGCCGTCCGACATTGGCTTTCCAGACGGAGACTACAAGTTGCCGCCGCTAGTAACGGTGGAGCACATAATCAAAGCGCGCACCGCCAATCCCGACTTCCTTTTTGATATGCCCGCTGTCGGACTAGCAGAACAAAGGTCAGAGCGCCGCAGGACAATCTTGGAGCGATGCGAGATGGCGGCCGAGATTATTTCTAACACAGGAAAGCCCGCCGTGGCATGGTGTCACCTTAACGAAGAGGGGCATATGCTAGAAAAGATGATTGACGGATCCGTGGAGGTCGAGGGTAATGATTCCGATGAGTTTAAGGAGGAAAAGTTTGAAGCGTTCGCATCGGGACAAATTCGCGTCCTTGTCAGTAAGCCCGTTATCGCTGGATTCGGATTAAACTGGCAGCATTGCGCGCATCAAACATTTTTTCCATCGCACTCGTTTGAACAATGGTATCAGTCAATCCGCCGCTGTTGGAGATTTGGCCAGAAGTCTCCCGTAAAAATTGACGTTATTTCCAGCGAGGGCGAGGCTGGCGTGCTTTCCAATATGAACCGCAAGGCGGCTCAGTCTGAACAGATGTTTGCGAGGTTGGTTGAACTAATAAACAACGAGCTTCGCATTGAAAAAACCAACAAACACACCAACAACCAAGAACTACCAACATGGCTATAATCAACCAAACAATCACGAACAAATACGCCCTATATAACGGCGATTGCATCGAAGTGATGAAGTCGCTTCCAGACGAGAAAATTGACCTCTCAATTTATTCTCCGCCGTTTTGCGGGCTGTATAATTACAGCAGCAGCGAAATGGATTTGAGCAACTGTGCGAGCTATTCAGAGTTTTTTATTCACTACGGATACGTGGTCGCGGAATTGGCGAGACTCACTAAGTCGGGAAGGATTACCGCCGTTCATTGCATGGACGTTCCCGGAAAAGGAAACGGCGAGACGGCGCGCATGGGATGCGGGGCAAATGCCGGAACTGGATTGATTGACTTTCCCGGCGACATTATTCGGCTTCATGAGAAATATGGATTTCAATTCATGGGGCGTCGAGCAATCTGGAAAGAGCCGCTAGGCGTGCGACTTCGCACAATGGCGAAGGGGCTGGCTCACGCGCAGATTGTCGAAGATTCAACGTTGTGCGACGTTGCTGGGGCGGACTATCTTTTGACGTTTAAGAAAGCCGGAGAAAACAAGGTTCCAGTTTCGCATCCTACGGGGCTTCATTCATACGCCGGAGAGCGCGTGATGCCGCATGAATTGCAGCAATATAAAGGCCACACAGGAAAGCAGACAGAGAACCGTTTCAGTCATTGGATTTGGCGACAATACGCGAGTAGTTTTTGGGACGACATTCGCATTGACCGAGTTATCCCATACAAGGAAAGCCGCGACGCCGACGACGAGCGCCATTGTCACCCGCTGCAACTTGACGTTATTGAGCGCGCTTGCGTTCTTTGGAGCAATCCCGGCGAAGTTGTTTTCACTCCATTTATGGGCGTTGGTAGCGAAGTCTATGGCGCGGTGCTGAACGGGAGAAAGGGCATCGGCGCAGAATTAAAGCCGTCATATTACAACCAAGCCGTCCGCAATCTTGCGGACGTAGAAAACCACGTTGAGCAAGAACTAATCGAAGTATAAAAACCTATGAACTCACTATTTGAAATCGAACCGACGAAACCGACGAAGCTGCAAGCCGCGAGGCGTGCGCTTGCTGATGCGGAGAGGGAGCTTGCGAAAGCCGAGGAAGAAAAAGACACGCTCGCCATTGACTGTAATCGCCGCGCCGTTAATCGGTTTTCGGAATTATGCAAAGCCGAAGAGATAGCCGAGTTGAACAATTCAAAACAAAACATTGTATGAACATCATCAAGCTAATCACCATCCCGATATGCTTTATCGCGTGGGCAATCCTGACAATACTATGATACCAAACGAACGACCAACGCCGATCACCGATGAGGCAACAATCAACAATGTGCTAATCCAGCTATGACCCTCCACACCTACGACTTCGCGATCTACAACGGCAGGGTCAAGGTCTATGTGGACGGCTACGTGATGTTCACCTTCAACCAGCTAGATTTTAAGGGCTACTACGCTTTCAAGGACGACACGTTGCTGTTTGGAATAGACATATACCTCGTTGATACGACGATGGAAATCTACTTCAAGACCAAGGAAAACTGGTTCGCAATTCTCGCGCTACTCGACAAAAATCTATGAACGACAACGAACGACCAACTCCGCTGACTGATGCGGCATGGGCTGACAAAGAGCAAAACATTCTTGTCCACGCCAAGAACCTCGAACGCTCACTCGCAGAGCGGACGGAGGAAAGGGATAAGCTGTTAGAGAAACAGTCGTGGCTCATTGCGCATCCGACAGCTATCGAAGCCGCACACCAAGTTGTCGAATGGACAAAGTGCGAGCAAGAACGCGACACCGCACTCTCCAAGCTCGCCGCACTCACCGCTGAGCGGGATGATCTGGCGCAAGAGAAGGCCGAACTAATCAGCCAAGGACTTGCGCTTGCCGTTGATCGGAACGCTTGTGCCGCCGAACGGGATGCGCTGAAAGCCGACAAGGAGCGGCTAGACTGGCTGGGAGATTACTTTAGTATCACAGCAGAGGAAAGCTGCCCGTGGCGCGAGTTTGAAGCGCTAGTTCACCAAAAGGGATTCCGCGCAGCCATAGACGCCGAACTCGAAAGAAAAAACAAATGATAGAAACGCCCGAACATCTCCGTCGTGAAATCGCCTATCGAGTGGACGAACGTATCGGCATTATGACGCTAGGCGCGCTGCCGTCGAAGTCGGTTGTCGAGTTTGCGGAGAACGAGGCGCGGGAATGGGCGCGGAAGCACTATCCTGAGCTTTTAGACAAGGCGGATAAAAGCCCTAACAAGTGAGCGGGCGCGATACTTTCGCCATACTCCATCGCCACTCTCTGAGTCGCGCTCGCCTTTTCCGTTAGTGTTGCCCTCGATTGCAGTTATTTCTCCGCGCTCGCTATCCTCTGCGACAATTCCGATGTGCGAGAAGTCGAAAACCACTATATCCCCACGGCGGCACGGCTCATTTTCTCCTAGAACTTGCAAGCCTTCATCCTTTGCCCATCGGATGAAATCGAACGCGCCCGTTGTTTTCGGGCGATGGAAATGCACGATTGCTTGCACGCTTGGCGACTTTAACCATTCGCGGATGCACCACGCAACAAAAGCCATGCACCACGGCCAAACGCCCGGTGTTGTCCAAGTCGCTGACTGATACTCGCGCACCCTTGGCCCGCGATTATTGCCGCCGATTTCTCGCACGCCGATTTCCTTTTCGGCGATGCGAGCAAGTGCGTCTCGCGCCTGTTCTGGCGACAAGATTGCTAGGCGAATCTCCTCACTTGGCATATCCGCGAATGTCTTTTTCTAGCCTATCGCCGTCAACGCCTAGAACTATCGCCTTTCCGTCATAGGACAGCGTAGCGCCGTGATACGTGACGCCTGCGCGGTATTTAATAGCGGAGCAGCTTGTGAGGTAAAGGCACGCTAGGATTGCGAAAACGGCGAAGATAAAAGCCGATGCGATGCGGCGGGGGTCGTTGAGAAATGGATTCATTGTTTTGGTTGTTTGATTGCGTCACGGGCGACAACAAAGCCGCCGCCGATTGCTGCTGTTTCGAGAACTTGTCCGACAAGATAAATCCAAGCTGGCCCGCCTTGATATGTTTGAAGGAACTTTCCTAGTGCATAGGCGATGGCTGCGATGGTTGTTTTGTAGTTGTTCATAGTTTTGTTGTTTCCTTGAAAGGGCATGGCTTGCCGGGACACATTCTGTAAGCCATTAGCATACCGTGGTTCTCGCCAGCTTGCTCTCTAAC